CCAAGCGCCGTTCCTTTTAATATATAGCTCTAGATTACCAGTATCGATAAGCACCGCGCCGTCAAGAACGCCGGTAGGTTTAGTTTCCCCCGCTCCTATTGTAAATCTATCTCCTGCGTATCTTGTAATTGCCATAACTATGAAAAATTAAATGTTGCTCCGTAAAATGCCCCGCTGTTATACTCACCATCTTGAGTGTTATAAAATATTTTTATTTTGTGGTCTCCTATCGCTAGATTCGTTTTGGTATGAGTAAATACAGCGGAATCTTTTACATAATCTCTCCTTGTCGTTTGTTCGACTACGTCGGTAATTTCCGTCGTGGCGTCAAGAGATTCGAATTGTTTGATTGAAGTCCCCAAATCTTTTCTGTTTCCGGGGCTAGCAGGGGTTTGAGTCCCCCCAGCATTAAAGAATTTACAATGATCCATATCCCATGGTCTAGTTCCGCCTCCACCGGGTGCAGTACCTTTACAAATTAACTCGTCATCTATGTATAGTTGAAATAAATCGAATTCGTTAGACTTGAGCTCACCCAAACCAGAAGCTTTAATTTCGAGATCTGCTATTTCAGACAAACTGAAAGAACCTTCGGTATAACCGCTTTGTATAAAATGGTTGTAATATTGAAATGAATATTCTTCGCCAAGACCTACATTTGCATAATAATCAACCCATCCTAGTTCAAATAAAGTTTTATCATCGGCCTGAAAAAAAAGATTAATTTTTCTACCGTTATCTTCTACTATCCAAGGGTCCTCTCTATGGTATCTAGTAAGAGACTGACTTCCAATACCAACATTACTACCATCACCACCAACATTACCATCAGAAGGTATATACCAACCAAAATAAGGTCTTTGCGTGATGGAAGAGAAGTCATAATCTGTTGTTAAACTGGCAGATTTATAAGTAGGAAAAAAATCTTCACTAGTAGCGTCATCAAAAGGATAGGTTGTATTTAATGAAAGTCCCGCCGTAGCATATCCAACTGGATTAATGTATTTACCTATGGTACCAACATTTCCGTAATCAACACTTCCATAATATAAGCTGTTAAGATGACCGAGCCCGACACCATCTTCGACACCATCTTCGACACCATCTCCGATATTGCCTCCGATATTGCCTCCGATATTGCCTCCGTCCCAATTAATTGAAGTTTCAGAAACAGTTGGTGTAGAACTACTCGCCTGATTTTTCCAAAATGCTGTTGGGAAGTTAACACTCATTAGTAATTATATCCTGTCACCGATGATCCAAATATACCCGTGTGTATATTAACAAAAGTATAAACATTAGTTTTCCCTCCACTAATACCCGGAGTGGAATTTACCACATGCTTAACACTTTCGGGCATTGGAGGAAATAAAACATTGCCAGTATTTGCTCCAGATTTAAAATAAATTGTATAAGGATTCGTATCGCTGTTTTTTACATAAAGAGTGAGTGTCTGACCTTGTTGTGGCGTTCCAGCATCAAACTCCATGACAGTATTGCTACTAATAGTTCTATATTGTATATTACCATTGCTCCAATCTATTACATTTGAAGTTAGAGCTGTTACGTTATGGTAAGAAGCTCCTTGGACTTCTAACGCATCACCTGTAATTGTACCTGCAAAATCAGCGGACCTTGCACTAAAGGAGCCGTTAACCGTTACGTTATCTGAGACCCCTAGCTGTATCGTTGGGGCATCGAATTGTATTTTCGTAGGATGCTCGAATGAAAGTAGGGATGAGGTACTATTAATATTCCCCCCATCGTTAAAATTAATAATTTCTCCTACATTCTCAATTATATTATTTTGTATATTTAAAGTCTGAGTAGCTGTGTGATTACCTAGGTTATCTCCACCAACTGGCTTCCCTATACCACTTCCTGTTGTTAATAAACCATTATTAACTTTTACCATTACATAGGCGTAATTAGACCCATCAGCAGCGGCAGTAGTGTCTTCCCAGCTTGGGTTGTTGAAATAAACATTACTTTGTCCAGATAAAGCTGGAGCGGGATATCCACCCCCAACGCTATCACCAGTAAACAAATAACTTGCTAATTCTGAAACTGTAATTTTATTTGTGGTGTACTGACCCGCAGTAGGGCCTACTCCAACAGGCAAAAGGAACGTGCCACTTACTGTTGAACTCGTTCCTATTCCTACTAATTGAGATATTTTTTTATTCGCCATATCCTTTTACCTTACTGTTAATATACACTATTTAATACGGAGGAATTAGGTTTGTTACTAATAAATCATCCGTTTCTTGCTGTAGGTAGTACCCATCTTGCTCAACACCACTCGGAGAACCTTCCAACAATATAAAATCTTCAATTTTTTCCATACCTAATACCCCACTTATAAAAAACCCAGAAGCTAAATTATCCGGATTCATTTCTACTGAAAATGATGCTCCAAAAGTTTTACTGTCTCCTATACTTGTGCTATAATTAAAATCTTCTAGAATTGCCCCTTTGAATGTATACCTTAAGCTCTCCACTTGGGTATTTATTGGAATTGTGCCAGCGTTAATTGGGGGAGTAATAGGTTTTTCACAGTTTTTGGGATCGACACTAATAGTAAAATTATAACCGCTATTAATTGCAACTAAATCAACTAGTGATCCACTGTTACCTGACTCTACTATTCCGTTAAGAGAAAGATTAGCAAAAACTGGAGAAGTAGACCGATTATCTACAGGAAATTTATACCCAAGATTATTTAAAGGTTGTCGATTAAAATCTATTGAGATGTCATATCCTTGAATATGAAGTTTATTAAAATCGACACCTAACCCCGAAAAAGAATCTGTAGTAACTGTTATGTCTCCGGGTTTTAAGGCAGGGTAACCTTCATCCGCTAAAATTCTAGGTATGATAACATCTTTGTCTGGAGAAATGGTTCCACTCTTTGTTTCTATGCCCGGAGCTTGAAAACCGCTTCCGCTCATATCAAAATTAGTATTATATGCAGTAAACGAAGCTGAAGCGGCAGGTAAAGCTCCAACCGCTCCTTGAGTTGTGTAGCTGTTTATGTAGCAATTACCAAAAGATATCACATGATAATCTGGGGCATTTGGGTCTATAGATTGATAAATATCAGGAGATAAAAAATTTTCTTTTTGATAAAATTTATTTACATCATCTCCATCTTGATTAACTACTAGATATATATTTTTACAATCTCGGTATTGATTTACTGGAAAAGTTTCCCAATATTTTCTATTAGTTCTACCTTTGTTTTTTTCAAAAAATCCTGACAACAAGGATACATCTTCATTATTGTTGTAATAGGGTCTGCCTTCAAAAGGAAAATTATAGAGGGGGTAGTTTACGTTAAAGCCTAGCCTAGCTTCATTTTTTGTTCCGCAGAGTAAGTAATTAAAAGATAAATCAACACTAGGGTAATTTATAATAGGTCTATCTACTATACCGCGCTGATTTAGCTGAAGTATATCTTCGTGAGGAATGTTAATTTGGTAAGTAACAGACTGTACCCGGTCTATAGGATTTAAACGGTTTATTTTCTGTACTAGGTTGCTATGATCATTAGTGGCAGGACCACCATTGTAGTCAAAATAATTATAACCACTTTCCGGCGCAGGCCCTACGAATAAAGCCTGACAGTTGTAAATTACATTCGGCCTCGCCATTATTTTTTCCCTTCATAGACACTAGCGTAAAGGATTCCAGCCAAGAAGTCGTCCACTTGATGCTCTAAAGCTACATCTTGAACTTTCTTGACCCTTTCATGATTTCTATCCGTAGGTTCAGCAGCATATCTTCCAGCTTTAGCTAACCAGTTTTCAGGATCTTCGTTAGCAATAACTATATTCGCAATTTCTTTTGCAACTTGTTTTTGCTGTTTACTTAACCTTTTTCTATTATGAAGTTGTCTTAAAGAAGACTCTACCTCTAAATTAAGCTTGTCGGAAAGACTTAGATTCTCTTGAATAGTAGATAAGCTAAAATGTACTTTAGCTTTTGTTCCTATTGGCGTCTTAGTATCAGTTTCTTTTGGCGTATTAGAGCCAGAAGGTCTTCCTGTCATTTGGGGGGCTTTCGCTCCCCCTATAATTGGTTGATATAAGCCCTCTTCTTTCAGATCCTTGAATTTGCGTTGAGACTCTATAGACTCTTCTAAAGTAGGGAATCTTCCAGACTCAATTGCTTGAACACCTTCTTCTGGAGTAAGAACCCCAAGCTCTATTAACCTACTATAGATTCTTGAATACACTGAATTATCTTTTAAATCGACATCTTCAAAATGTGCAGTAGGATAGTTTTTAAAACCCATTTCCCTAGAAACTCTTCTAATTTCAGGCATTAAAAAGTTTTCTAGAAAGACTCTACGTCCCTGTTTTAGTCTTTCCATGAATACCTGAACTTTTATACTGGTATTCGCAAATTTTTCATCACTAAGAAGAATATTATTAAGACCCATTTGAATATCTTGGTTAACCACCTCATATTTTTTTGAGTCAAGAATATTTCCAATGTCTGGTATTACAAATTTAGCATCAGTTGTATAGTCAGATATAAGGACACGACCTACAGATTCATTTTCAAAAAGTTTCTGCATCGCAGTAAGGTTTTGTTGATTAACTCCACCTTCTGCTGGCTTAGTACCCATAGTCACCAGTAATATAGCTTGATTGGTAGTCCTAGCTACCGCCATATCCATCTGTTTCATCTCCTGCTTCCAGTTTATGTCTTCTAGGACTGGATACCCCATAGGAACCGCAAAAGGCTCGTAATCCTGCTTTTTGTAAAACACAGCAGCTAGCCTCTCTGTGTCTAGAGGGATAGTAATTGCAGCTGCTCCTACATTTTTTGAGCTTTGAATTAATTTTTTGGTTTCTTCAGGAAGACTTTCGTAAACTTCTTGCTCTTCTTCAGTCTGAGGGTATCTGAGTTTTTGTAATTCGTAATCAGTAACGACCTTGTAATAAATACCAGTACTGAAAGTGATACTACCTTGAAGTTGTATATCCGATGGGTTTAGAATAATATATTTTGCTGGGATCTCTAACTCATCGGAAGCTTGAGCTAATCCAAATGTCTGGTTTATCTTAAGAGCATCAGACCGATCCATCTTAGCATTAAAACGATAGAGAAAAACATTTCCCGATCTGTAGTATTCTCTAAAAAACCTGCTCTGCAAGTCTCCAATGTTAATTTTTCTAAATAGAGTCTCAAAAAACTCTCTAGACTTTTTACTGCCTCCAGTATAGTAAAGATCACTAATAGAAAACTCTGTCATTAAATCTATCGTATTTCTGAAAACGGAAAAGTTATAATACGCTTTTTGACACAGGATAATAGTATCTCTAACGTCAATATTTGAATTATTTTTGACGCCATGAGAATATTTAAACGGTATCATACCATTCTCAATATTCCTAAATCTGTCAGTTCGCGGAATATCAGCCGCTACGTTTCTACGAGTCCTTGTCTGACTAGCTGTTGATTCATGCATAGCCATCAAAGGTTCCGAGCCTTGTTCCGTTTTCTTCCTTACTGCCATAATTTAATATAATTTTACACTTAACCAAACATTTTGGGAGTAAACGTATAGTTAATTTCCTCTTGTCTGGTATTTTTAATATCATTATAGGCCTTAATCGCCCAATTACCCAACATTAGTGTTGTATAATTATCTTTCCTAGCTCGGTTGACAGAGCTACTACGACGTAAGTGTTGAGGTAAATCAAAAGTTTGTGCTCCTTTAGCTGTAGTCTTGACTTCAACTAAAGCGCATTGCTTTTTAGTTTGATGAATCATGTCATCTTGGAACTCTATAAATTCGCCTTTTGTATCGTGAGGGGTAAGTTTGAGAGGGACTGCCTGATTAGTAGCTTTATCGAAAAAACTTCCACAAGCAGCAGTTCTAGATCCGAACCAAATACGACGATGGTCAATGGAAGCCTGTAGGTATTCGTTAGCTTCTCTTAAGAAAGTGGTAGAAAATAACTGTTTAAAGCAGATAGCACCTTCTTTTTTGTTATACTGGCCCTTAGCCTTGAGTAACATATTTTGATAATCGACTCCTGATTTATCACTATTATAATCGAAAAACTTAAGATTAATTTTTGAGTTAGTAAATAATTCAGACTCATTAGCGCTATCAATAAATTGGTACCCGGCATTATCAATGATAATTAAACTTAAATCAAAGCTTGTCACTATATAATAAAGGTATTTTATATGATCTTTGAGATTCCCCCCAGCTACAGCATAAGAGTGAACTAACGTAGAGTTATTAGAGGCGTCTGGGTCGATTTCCAAAACGGACATGGCGAAATAATCGGAGCTAGGACTATTACTAAAACTTGGGTCAATTGCTAGGATATACTGTTGGTCTTTAGCGCCCTTTAAAAGTGTGTTAGGTTTTTCGCCGTCTGGAATAGTACAGTCGTACATTTTCTTTGCACTAAAATAACTATCACTTCCATCAGTAAACTGAGCGCAATATTCACGTAAAAAAGAAGAGTTGGAAGAACCTCCTGATCGAGCTTCTTCTATAACTGTAGTATCAATCATATCGGGAGGGATGGAATCAAAGCCCATTTGAGATATGAAATAATTTGATTGTAAAACGTCATCAGAATAAATATTCCCCATCCATTCTTTATAGGTTTTATATAAATTCTCAAAGCTGAAACTCGCTGAAGATAAAGCTATCATTTTAGAATTATTCCTAAACACTATTCTATGCTTTTCCTCCATATCTCCTTTTGCTATGAGTTCATCCTCCATTTCTCTTATCTTAATTCTCTCCGCCATATCTTGAGGAGCTACCAGAAACGGCATGAGAACACTTTTGATTGTTTCTTCAGGTAATAATAGGAACTCGTCCAGCACCAAAATGTTAGCACGAAATCCTCGAATTTTTTCACCACTTAAAGGAATAGCAGTAATAGTACCTTCATTAATTTTCCACTCAAACTGATCATTACGTTTGGATTTAACGCCAAAAGCATGAGCTAGCATTTGAGCCTCTTTAGACTCAACAATCTTTTCTATGTTATTAAAAATAAATCGAGCTGTACGGAAAGTAGGACCAGCAATTAGTATCTTTGTTCTGGGTTCGAAAACACATTGTAAAAAACAATAAACCGCCGCTATAAAACTTTTACCACAACCACGCCCCCAAACGCACATATTAAAGTTACGGTTAAAAAATGCTTTTAATGTAATCTCTTGAAAAGGAGCTAATTTAATACCTGACAAAAGTTCTGTCGTAAAACCTAAATTTTGGCGAAGAAATTTAGCTAAAGTTATTTTAGCTTGTCTATCTGTTATTTCTCCTTCTATTTGTCTATACTCTTCGTTTAGGTTAGGTAAAGAGGTTTTATATTTTTCTGGACAATACCACATTATAATAATTTTAAGTCGTAAGCTAACTGAAGATCAAATTTATCTTTTAAAACATCTGATAGTAAAAGTTTTTTAACTATCCTCACACATTCTTGTCTTCCGTCTACGAAAAGAAATTGTATATGGGGGTATTGCTGTATTAAGTCTCTGACATTATGAAAAATAAAATCAGGAGTAACTCTAGTATTTTTTTTATATACATGAGCTAATTTATTGAAAGCAAGACACTCTTCTATTTTTCTTTCAATTAAAATAACCATATAAGCGTCTTCTTCCGCAGCTTTAGATATTTCGTTTTTAAACCTTCCTAGACCGGAACTAAGAGTACCAATTAAATCAGGTACAGATTTTCTTTCTATATAAGTATTATGGGTTTTAGCTTTATCATTCAAACAGTAGTCCCCAAATTTCAAACCTTTTACTTCTGTAGGGAAATCTAAAATTCTCAAAGGTTTCTGTTCTCGTGAGTCGATATATATTAAATGATCTTCGTTAAATTTTTCTTTGAAAACCATTTTTTTTGGAAGATCTGACAATTTATTTTTAAACCCTAAAGATTCACAAAGTTTATAATAATTATCAAAAACAACTTCATAAAAAGGAATAGGAGGAAAGGGCAAGGTCCTCAGTTCAACTT